TACGTTGATGCTGTCTCCGAAGGTTTACACGTTCACGAGCAGGTTCATGCTATAACAACAACATCTTTGGCTACTATTACTGGTGATACGGTAACTTACGATAATGGAACTGATGGAGTCGGTGCAACATTAACGCTTTCAACCGCTCTTGATTTAGCTGGCGGTGACATCGACGGAGATACCGATATCACAACTGGCGATAGAGTTCTTATTGCAGGCGAGTCTACATCTGCACACAATGGTGTTTACGTTGTTACTTCAACAACAGTTTTGACGCGTGCAGATGATTTCAATACACCTACGGAAATGGCTGGTGGTGACTTTATATTTGTTACCCATGGGTCTTCTTACGCTGATACTGGATGGGTTTTGTCTGAGCCAGTAACAACTGTCGGAACAAGTAATGTTACTTTTATTCAGTTCTCTGGTGCAGGAGCATTCACTGCTGGAACTGGATTAACTTTAACTGGTACAGAATTTTCAGTTAATGCAAGTCAAACTCAAATTACTGGAGTGGGAACTCTTGCGTCCGGCACATGGAACGCCACTCTAATAGATTCTACTTATGGCGGCACAGGCGTAAACAATGCTGGTAGAACGATTACCCTTAATACTGGAAATGTGACATTCACAGCAGACGCTTCCGGATCCAATATTACGCTTCCAGCTTCAGGCACTGCAGCGACTGTCGCCGGTATTGAAACTTTGACTAATAAAACCTTAACTTCACCCGTAATAAATACACCAGAGTTGACTTTGTCAACCACCACCTCATCAACAGATGCAAGGATAGCGTGGGACTCAACTAATGATAAAATTATTGTTGGAAATGGTACAGATGAAATTGAGTTTAATTCTTCATTGATCAGCTTTAATCAGCAGACAGCTTCTTATACCCTGGCATTGTCGGACAAGGATAAGATGGTTGAAGTTTCTAGCGCAAGCGCAAATGCCTTAACTGTTCCACCAGATTCAAGTGTAGATTTTCCTGTTGGCAGTCAGATAATGGTTCTCCAAACTGGAGCAGGTCAGACAACCATAACTGCTGGTTCTGGTGTAACGATCAACGCAACACCGGGGCTGAAGCTCAGGGATCAATGGTCAATGGTAACATTAATTAAAAGATCTTCAGATACATGGGTTGCAACTGGAGACTTGTCAGCGTAGTTAAATTATGGTAATATATGTTTAGTTTTATTTTAGGTGGTGTTGAATGGCTGTAAAAGATTATGGCGGTAAAAAGCCAGTAATAAATGATGTAACAAGAACCTTAGATTATGATAACAGTATATTCTTTACATTTGATGTAGAGTATGCTGGTAGAGACGATTCTGCCGATCTAGTGTATACAACTGAGGCATATGTAGATGGAGTTCTTGATCATACAGAAAGTGGAACTTCTGCTCTTGCTGTAAACACTTGGGTTGCCACCGAGGGAACCACCTATACCTTTAAGTGCTACGTCACTTCAGCAGGTGTTGAAAGTGATATCTACGAGTTTTCTACTCCCTTTAAGATTATTGGTGCCCCAGGTTCTGTTGGCACCATAACAACTTCAGTTAGTAGCTCAACCGCCCTAACTCTTTCCTGGTCTGAAGCGACTGATCTTGGGTCTGATGATACGTCTAATGTTAGTTACCAGGTTTACTACAGAGTTAACGGTACTTCAACATACCTTTTGTTCGGTGGGGTATCGTATGGTACGACGACAGAAACTGTTACTGGATTAGATTCTAACAACACCTATGACTTTAAGGTCGTAACAAAAAACAGTTTGTTTGACTCAGATTATACATCCGTCTCTAGTACTGTTTCCAATATACCTTTATTAGTTGCACCAAGTAACGTTACTGGGTTAACAGCAACACCTAGTACAACCACAGATCCTGGAACAATATCTGTTTCATGGACAGCTGTGAGTGCTGGTGGTTACGGTAATGATGTTGCAGGAAACATAACTTACACCGTTTATTATGGCGTTACCTCTAGTCCATCTACTTCATTAACCACAACTTCGGGAACTACAGCAACCTTGGAAGTTTCCGTGGGTCAAGACTATTGGTTTAAGGTTGTAACAAATAATTCGGCTCAATCTAGCTCCGGTGTTACAACATCATCACCAGTTTACGCAACTGGTGTTCCTGGAACGGTAAGTTCAGAGGGATTTTCAAGAACTGGTCCTGGACAGCTATTTGTTGACTGGACAGGTGCAAGCACCACTGCCGGGGAAACCGGTGCCAACATTAGCTATGAACTATCTTATGGTATTGGCAACTATAATACTGTAGCTGCTCTCACAGCTGGTACTAGCTTAAGTCTTACTGGCTTAACTGGTAATTCAACATATCAATTTAGAGTAAGAGTTAAGAATACAAGAACAAATGTTTTTGGTTCCTACAGTAACCTTGGAAGCTTCCTTGTTTTTGGCACGCCCGCAACGCCCACTGGATTATCTGCTACCCATGAGTCAACTGGTGAGGGTGGTGTAGACACCGTTGGAGAAACTGGCGATGGTAGCTGGACAATCCCTGATGCCGCTGCCAGTAACTATGGTAACAAAATAACAATTTCTTGGTCAGCAGCTAGTGGCGCAGGTGACTCTAGTGTAAGCTATACATTGCAGCACGCTGTAAACGATGGAAGCTGGGTCACAACCACAACAACAGCTAGTACATCATATGTACACAGCGGCTTAACAAACGGTTCCCTCTATAAGTATCGTGTTAGAACTAACAATGATGTAGCTAGCTCATCTTACAGTTCCGCAACGAGTAATCTTCAAGCCGTTGAAGTTCCATCTGACATATCAACTGTAACTACTGGTAGTACCGGAACTACTGGTGAAATAACTGTTAGCTGGACAACAACAAACTGGGGTGGCTCTAGTTCTGCTCCCAATAACTATAAAGTATATACTACTGATGCAGCAGGTTCTAGTGGAGTTTACACCTTAAGGGCAATTGCTGCAAGCTCTACCACTTCGGTGACCCTAACGGGCTTAGCTAATGCTAACTACTCTGTATCTGTTAACCCTTGGAATGGATATTATGAAAGATCTGGTAACGGAAATACTCAAACTCCGTTCTTCCCACCTTATTTTCCGCCATTCTTCCCGCCGTTCTTCCCGCCTTATTTCCCGCCGTTCTTCCCACCGTTCTTCCCTCCGTTCTTCCCACCGTTCTTCCCGCCTTATTTCCCGCCGTTCTTCCCACCATTCTTCCCGCCATATTTCCCACCATTCTTCCCTCCATTCTTCCCACCATTCTTCCCACCGTTCTTCCCGCCATATTTCCCACCATTCTTCCCGCCATTCTTCCCACCATTCTTCCCGCCTAGATTTAAGTGACAAGTCTAGCATAGCCATCCTGGGAGTTTGAATTACCCAGGACGGCTATGCTATAATGTTTGTATGAATGAACAGTCTGAAAAATCACTTATAGAACCTGGATACTTTGGAAATTCTATTGACAATATAGTCATAGAAAAAAACTTCGTTGAAGAAAAAGATCTGATCGTTCTTCAAGAGTTTCTCCCCAACATTGATAAATGGGAGAATCCAATGGAAGATGAGTATAATGAAGATGGAACTTGCACCTATGACTCCAGCTATTGGTGGGATAGAATGTGCTCCGGTAGAATACTGCAAGAATTAAATCCAGATATATTTAACCTAATAGATAAATACATAAAGAAGATGCAGAATCTTCTTGAGGTTAAATTTTCCGTGGAGTTATACCAAAGACCACCAGTGCTGGTTAGGTGGTTGCCGGGAAACGAGCAGCAACCTCATGCTGATAAGCAGTTGAACGATGGTTCGCCAAACCCTTTTCCAACATATGATATTAATTCTATTATATACTGGAATAGTGATTTTGAGGGTGGTCAATTTTATTATCCTGAATTTGATATAGAACTACAAATAGAAGCGGGTATGGCGGTAGCCCATCCTGGCGATATACATTATTTACACGGTGTTAAAAAGATGATATCTGGCGAAAGATGGACAACGCCATCTTTTTATACCATAACTAATATTCTATGATAAAAAAAACAGTCTTTGATAAAGTTCATATAATCCATAATCTTTTTTCCAAAGAAGAACTTAGTGAAATAAGATTAGCTTTAGAGCAAGTAAAATGGCAAGAAGACCAAAATGGAAATCACATAGTTCAGGTTGAGTCTGTAGACAGTAGTATATTTCCACATGTAATAGATGCCTACAATTCTAAGGTTTCTATACTAAAATCTGAAATAGAAAAAGACTTCTTTTACAGTGTAGGAAGCGAAAATCATTCTGCCGTCGTAAGATATAGGGAGGGATGGGCATTACACTCTCATGTTGATTCATGGTCTAATTTAAAAACTTTTTCAGGCTACCCTAGTAGAGACGTAAGTTCTTTGATATATTTGACTGATGATTTTAAAGGTGGTAAACTGGTTTTTAATGAATTAAAAATCGAAATAGAACCAATAGCTGGTTCTGCCGTTTACTTTCCTTCAGATGAAAAACACATACATGAAGTAACGGAATTGATATCTGGAAATAGGTGGGTTTCTACCTGTTTTTGGCACCTTATAAAAGAATAAGAAATAGGAGAAAAAGTGGAGTATTACAACCTGGGCGACCCAAAATTGGGAATAAAAGTTTATCAAAATACAATCGATAAGGACGCCAATATACCAGCAAGACTGCACGCAGCTTTAGATGATAGTTCTCATCAATATTTTAGGTGGCACGAATCTCTCGTTGGCGAAGGCGTAAAGATGCCAGATTATAGAGACTGTGTGGATTTTAAAATGGATGAATCCTATATATCTGGCACACCAAAAGAATTTTCTGACATCATAGACATATATACAACAGTTGCAGACGCTCAAAAAGAATGCCTCAAAGACTATCAATCACAGTATAGCGTAAAAATGAATTATATGGAAGCAATAAATTTTGTTAAGTATACGCCGAACCAACACTTCAGCGTCCATACTGATCATGGCTTCTCCTATATATGCACCATATCATGCGTAACATACTTGAATGATGAATATGATGGTGGAGAATTGTATTTTCCTTATCTAGATCTAGAGTGGAAGCCAGAGTTTGGTGACTCGGTGTTCTTCCCTTCAACATTCATCTTCGCACACTCGTCTAAGCCGGTTAAATCTGGCGTTAAATATAGTGCTGTAACAATGTTCGATTACAACGACGATGCTCATCAGCACGGTGGATTTTCTAGAGATTTTGGACACAACAACAATCAGCCATATGAACCAGCGGTTGTAGATAAAGATGCTCCTGTTGTTTATGGTTCTGGAGAACCAGTCTTGGTAAATAGATCTAATGTATCAATGGATGATAGTTCTCTTAGGGAAATAATAAGAGAAGAGATACAAAATTATGCAATGGAAAGCTGGAAGCAATGGCAAGCTAATGGTGCGGACATGTCAAACATGGGTAACTATCAGAAATACGTGGCCGGAGCAAAGTAATGTCTAAGCTAACCTTAATAAGAACACATCAAATCTCGCCTGAGATAAAGCAGTCGAGACTGAAAAGAGACTGGATGGACGACACCTATAACAAACATGCTTATAGATGCCTTCCACTCAGTGCTGCAAATGTAAATGGATGGGAAGCCATTTTGCAGCAGGACGTTGTTGTCACTTGGGAAGGTGGCAACAGCGTCCCTAAAATCGTTGAAGGTGATACCTACAGAGGTAGAGCTATCGCCAACTGTAATAAAATAGGTATGATTGATTTTCATATTGGTTGGGCGTTTAAGACGGAGCCAGGATTTCACACTTGGATTAGTGGTTCACCAAACTATTTTATTGATGGGGCAGTTCCGCTTACGGCAAGTATACCTTCAGATTGGTGGCCTGATGAGGTTCAGGCCGGTTGGAAAATAACTAAAGTTAATGAACCAGTTGTCTTCCCAGCCGGAATGCCCTTTATATTCTTTATGGTATATCCGTCTAACCTAATGCCGGAGATGGAGATTGAAGTTGAATATCTTTGGGATAAGCCAGATCTTATGAACGAGAGAATGGCCTACAGTGACGCCAAAATGAAGAAGTTACGTGAAGAGCCTTGGACCTGGATGAATGGAATACGCACGGGTTTAAACGAAAAGGGGGAGAGAATAGGTCCTAGACACGATAATCTACCTAAACTAGGGGAACCTGAGATGAAAGAGGTTGAATACAATGGATAATATTCCAGCTAAAATGAAAGTGATTACACCACTTGGTGATGAGGAGTTTTCTCTTGAGAAGAGTGAATCTAAATTAACCTTATCTATCTTTAAGGGCTCTGCTGATCTGAATATAGTTATAGATGATGAAGACCTACTGTTGGCAGAGGGAGAATTAAATACGCCATTTGATTGTAGGTTAATTTTCTCCTTAGAGAAAGACAGATGCTTAGTAAAAATAGAAGATCCTACTTTAGATGAAGTCTATCTTGAATCAGTTTGTGAGGTCGCATAATGTCAATATACGATGTAGAACTTAAGTCAATAGATGGTGAAGATAATTTTATGGAGCAGTTTAAAGGCAAGGTAACACTTGTGGTTAATACTGTTTCTAAGTTTAATTATGATCCCCAGTGTTCAGTTTTCTGGTCTTATGCGAGAACGGTTAGGCATTTTTGGCAACTGCAGAAATTGCAAGAAGAGTTTGAGGACAGAGGTTTTAGCGTTGCAGGCTTTCCCTGCAATCAATTTGCCCAAGGCCTAATGGAATCTGGAACAAATGAGGAAATAAGCTCTTTTATGAAAGAAGTATATCCATTCGTAAAATTTCCTATTTCAGAAAAAATAGAAGTAAATGGACCCAACGAGTGTGAAGTATATTCCCTTTTAAAGGGTAAAGCATTGAGAAATAAGTCTGATAATATGGCTGATAATTCACAGTCAGCTCAAGATGGCTGGAATAAAGAAGGTGCAGCCTTAGCAAGAATACCTCACTCATGGGAGATGTTTGTTGTAGGTAGATCAGGAACTCTAATAGGTAGATTCAATTGGCAGACCATGCCGTTGGATACGGTTCCCCTCACCACTGGTGAAAGTTGGACAATTAGAGAATGTTTAGATGAAGTATTGGGTTAGTTACTATTACTATGATGCGTGGAGGTAATAATGAGCCTAAGAAATTCTTTAATTCAGTCTAAAAAAAATAATGACAAAGAAAAGCTAGAATCATTAATAAATTCTCTTGGCTTAAGTCGGGATTTTTTTTGTGAACCTTATGATTTATTAATAAATTATTGGAACATTTTTAGACCAGAACCAAACGAAATACCAGATCATAAAGATGGTAGATTCTCTTCCTTTGTTTCGTTTTGGAAATCTAAGTCATTTATTGAAGGTGAATCTTACTGGATGGCTCACTCATGCTTCTGCGAAAATGCTACACTTCTACCCAATAATAGTCCTTCGCTAAATGATAAGTTTTTTCCAGTTCTAATGGAAGAATATTATAATGAGGAAAATATTTTAAACTCCCTTATGTGGAATAGGGGAATTGATAATGTCAAACAAAACACACAACTCATGCACTCGATAGACAATGAGGTAATGTTTATTCATGTTCTTGGGCACTCAGCTATAGCCTATGTTCACGCAGAATCTAGGGAGTTTTGTGAGGACAGATATCTCACCCATCCGTACGCAACATCCTTTAGTACACATGAACTGTTTAAGCTGCTGCTTGAGTGGCAATGGGCAAGAAGAGAGTTGGGCTCATCAGAGCCAGTAGCAGTATTGGCCGATGAGTTCTTAAGTATTTTTGGTTTAGATTATTCTGATTCACAAAATAAAGTAGTATCAGATTTATTAAATCTGCCGGATCAACAGGTGGCTCAATATATTAAAACTGGATCAATAACAGTTAATGAACTATCCCCTGCCTGTCCCCAAAGTTTCCATGACTGGCTTGCTAGTGTTGGAGATGTATTTTCTCTTATTAAGTATAGAGCAAATTCTTTAATATAATTAAATGTGAGGTTATTATGTTTGATGCAAAAATTAGGTCAATTGATTGGTTTAATCAATACATAGAAAGACTGTGCACGTCATTAGAATTAGATGTTAGTACAGTTTCTTCAGACATGGATATCCCCGTGTCTGAAGATGATAGATCCTACACTTCTTTTAAGTGTCTAAAAGATATGTTGACATTAAGAGATTCTTTAGGAGAATAGTATGAAGAGATTTACCATTTCAAATGATGGCGTAGAACATCTTCCTAAAGAGGCTGCAAAAACAACAAAAGATTTAACAGATTTAACCGACTCAGACAGAATCCTTCACGCTAGCGACGAAGAGCCTAACGAAAGGTATATTGACGACCTCGCCATAAAGTTTAATCCGCACTATGTGTCGTGGACATTAGAAGATAATCTTTCTTTTCTTTGTGTAAACTTAGATGAAGAAAAGGTAGATTCCGAGAAAATAGAGGATAATAGATTAACATGAGTATTAGGGCTTTCGATCAGGCAGTTAGAACAAACTTGTATAACCCACTAAAGGACTATGAATACTTAAGGGAAAAACTTTTGGAGGTCCTATTGTTAGTTGGTTACTCTGAGGATGACGTAGATTCAATAACTATTGACGAAATAGTAAATTCAATACGTGAAACCTATCCATACATTAGAGTTGATAACACTAATGATTTCAACACAGAAAGTGAATTGGTATTAAAAGAGATGAGTATTCTTTTGGTAATGAATATCAGAAGAATATGGTTTAGATATAACTTGGCAAAGGTGGCTCTCGAAAATGGATGAAGTATTAAACAATAAAACATTAATAACCAATATAATTACAAAAGAATCAAGTTCATATTCGTGCTTGGAGCTGGATTATGATTACTGGGAAGTAATGGTGGATGCAGCTAACCTAATAAGCTCCTATTGGACATCTATAAATACCGACAAAAGAAGTATAGCCGTTGGTGCAGATTTCTATATACATGTTTGGGATTTGTATGTTGGAGACATTACTGGATGGAGAGAACAAAGTTACATATCCGGTGGCATCTACGCTCAAATGCTATGCGATATTCTTCAGCCCAATAATGTTCTTATATCTTCTCCTGATCGGCACTTTGATTTGGTGGCGCTACTTTCCCAGAGAGGATGTAATTTAACATTTTTAAATAATGAATGTCTTTACAATTTTGAAAATTTTGTTAGAGACCTACAATCATATCCTTTCGATATACAGTATTCCGCAATAGATTATCAAGATATTTTAGACTCTACAACAGAGCAGTATGACTTCATGCATCTTCAGTCATCCGATGCTATTATCGATCTGAACCTAGTTGATGCCTACATAAATTCCCTTAACTCAGGTGGCGTGATATACATGCCACACGCTAATGAAAATGGTAGACTTTATGGGGAAGATTATTTTATTGAACCAATAGTTCCCGTGTTTGATAAGTTTTTGGATAATCCAAATATGTATTCATATCATATTCCAAATACAATAGGATTCCAGGTGGCAATTAAAAAATAATTGGTTATTTAAAATATGATTGATGTAACTAATAGCTCTTCTTGGATATATAGTCTTTATTCTAATAGCGAAGATAGATTACTAAGAGACAGTCTCTTTTCGGAACTAAGAAAAAAAAATCAACTCATCTATTATGAACCATACACTTTTCCTAAGGCGAACGTAGATTTTGGTTCTGGATTCCATGCTGTAGTAAACTATGAAGATGTGGAAGCTGTAAGTCGAAATCCATCATTGTTCTCCTCGGCTAAAGGTACCAATATACCAAACTTACCTTTAGATGTTTCTAGATTCTTTGGCTCCATGGTAAATATGGATGACCCTGAACACTTCAAAATGAGAGCAATAATATCTAAGGCATTTACACCAAAATCTATAACTCTAACAGAAGAAAATGTAAAACTAAAAGTTCAGCAAGTTATTGGGGAAATGGTAGAAAATAATCCATCTGGTAAGTGTGACTTTGTTAAGAATTTTTCATCTAGAATTCCAATGGAGTTTATTTGTGAAATGATGGACATACCAACTCAAGATGTAGCTGAACTTAATGACTATACAAATAGGGTAGCTGGACAAATGGACCCTGATTTTGAAATGACATTTGATAATATTATTGAGTCGGCATACGGCGTTTTCGAATATGCGAAGCGCTTTGCAGAACTCAAACTAAAAGATCCTGGCGAAGATCTAACCAGTGCAATACTGCATGCAGAGGTTGATGGAGAAAGAATTTCCCTTGATGATTTCTGTTCATTTTTTCTATTACTGGTAATGGCCGGAGGTGAGACTACTAAGAATGTTATTAGTCATGGTCTTGATTTTTTAACAAAAAACCCTGAGCAGAGAGAAGATTGGTTTAATAATTTTGAAGACTTAAGTAAGTCGGCAATTGAAGAATTGGCTAGGTATAGTACTCCAGTTATACACTTTAGAAGAACTGTAACAGAAGATTGTGTATTAAAAAATACTCAATTAAAAAAGGGTGATAAGGTAGTTATGTATTACCTTTCTGCTAATATGGATGAAAATTATTTTCATAACCCTATGAAGTTTGATGTAAGAAGAAGTTTTGAAAATAGGCAGTTTTCTTTTGGTGCAGGTGGTCCACATTTCTGCCTCGGTGCAAATTTAGCCAGAAGACAGATATATCATTCTTTCAATGAATTACGTAAACAGCTCCCTGAAATTTGTTCAGTAGAAGAACCTTCATATCTAAGAAGTGAATGGGTGAATGGTATAAAATCTCTAAACTGCGAGTGGTAATTTTTGTAGTATTATGCTATAATTTTGTTAAATAGAAAGAGGTCACAGTGTCTAATAATGTTCTAGAGGATCAAGTTCATGATCCCACAAGCGAAAATGAAGTTGGCAGAAGATATGTCGCTAGTTCAGCTTTTCCTGATACACCAAAGCTGACGGATGAAGACATCAAAGAAATATCACAGTATCATGTTGAGGTAATTGGTCCTGGAATATTAGTTTTTCGTAACGTTCTCAAGTTTGATAGAGATCCAGTATTCGATTATCTAGATGAAATGGCTTCAATTTCTCACCATCACAGATGGGAGTACATTGAGGCTGAAGACGGTGAAAAATATGGTATTAACGAAGATGGATTTAGGTATAGGCCAGAAGACATACCTGCTACACCCGTACGGATTCTTCATCCAATACACGATCAGACCCCAGATGTTGTGCGCGACTTCTTTTTTGGCATGGAAGAAACCATATATAAATGCCTGATTAGGTATACAGACTACTACCCACTGATAGTAGGTTGCTTATGGTGGAGAAATCGTGGCCACATACTTAGATACGAAGGTGAAGGGGTTTTGGGTGCTCACTGTGATAACGACACCAACTACAAGGTTACCGAAGGTGTACGGTACATGCCGCGAGGACAGATGGCAGCAAGACAAACTTGTGGAGCATTAGTTTACCTAAATGATTGTGTTGACACAGAGCAAGAGATGGATGGAAGAAATACATTTATGGGCGGACATCTACGATTCTTCCATCTGGACGTGGATTATAAACCTCAAAAGGGTGATATAGTATTTTTTCCAACTAATTATATGGCCTCCCACGAGGTTGATAGAATGACTGGTGGAGTGAGATATAGTTATTTATCATTTTTTGGTCAGGGTTCCGGGCACGCCGAAGCAAACATTCAAATTGTTGAGCCGCAAGACTCAATCCAGTGGTGTCCCGCTATGTGGATGAACTCAATATACGATGACTACGAAAGATACTGTAAATCAGAACACTCAAGATTTACCACTGGAGAGGAAACCAATATAGGTATAAATCCAGTTTATCAGGGTAGATGCGTTGCTCAGTACGGTGAGACACACCAGGCAGAGAGTTTAAATATAGAGGATGCAGCTAATTGCGGTACTGACCCGGTAATAATAGAAGAGGGTTAATTCATGTTACCATTTGGTGCAGAGCCATTAGGTAGTGGTATAGTTTTATTTAAAAATAAAATCAATGTACCCGATGAACTAACATCCTTCCTATATTCTCTTAAGGAAGAGTCTAAGGTAAAGCATTACTCTTATGTATGTGATGAAAATGGCAATCAAATATATGCGACTAACAAGAGTGGTCATAGGTTTAAGCTTGAAGATATAGACAAAAACTGTAGTAGAATAACAGATTTCTATGATTCTTGCACGCAAGACTGGCAGTCAGACTTTTTTAGGAGCTGCGAAAAGGCAATATACCAGTCAATGATCGAGTACGCATCGATGTACCCAATGGTGCTACCGTGTCTGTGGTGGAAAACCCATGGTCACGTTTTAGCGTACGGGCCAGGTTCAGATCTAGGTCTACATTGCGACAATGATATTAACTTCTCTCCTGGTTTTGAGCCAGACTTTCAGCTTGGTATACGTCATGTGCTGGCTGCAATAACATACTTTAACTCCTCAAAAGACACGGTAGATGACGATAACTTTGTCGGTGGAAAAATAACCTTCCCTTATGCTGGTGTAACATATACTCCTGAAAAGGGAGACATTTTAATGTTTCCTGGAAACTACATGTGTGCTCATCAGGTAGATGAAGTATCTGCTGGTAACAGGTATGCATTTTTAGAATATTTTGGTCAAGGATCCTCTGATCAGGATAGGGGAGTAAATATTTCATACCCCAGTCCCAATACAACCAGTGGTCAAACCTGGATGCCAGATTTATTTGAGGATTACAGAAAATATGTGATACAATATTATGGTGAAAGTTACGATGAACACAAACTACTTCCCGTTAATAGGGTATTTCATAGTTCAAACACAAAAAAAGAGGTGGCTAATTGATTTTCAATGATGTAGACGGCGAACATCTTGGTGGTGGCGTAGTTATCTTTCGTAATGCCGTAAGCTATGACTTTGATTGGACTTATGAAATCTTTTGTAGAGCCCTTGATGAAGAGCACGCAGACATGTATACTTTAACTAATGACCCTGAAACGGGTGATGAAATATACCTAAATAAAAGTGGGTATCTATTCAGCAAGGAGTCTGTAGACTCAATGCCCAGAAGAGCATCTATGATGCACCAGGATGGTAGAGAGGAAGTTCATACTCTATTCGATTTCTTAGAGAACTCAAAAGATAAATACCTATTAAAATACTTTGAGATGTTTCCCTTGGCATATAACTGCGTATGGTGGAAGGTTAAGGGCCATGTAGTGTCCTATAAAGAGGGGGTTTACCTGGGTAGTCACTCAGATATAAGCGCTGAGTATATCTATGGTGTCCACCAGACAACCAATGAGTTAGCCCTAAGAAATGTTGTTTCCTGTATAGTCTACGTTAACTCTTCTGTGGATTCGGAGGATGAATTAGATGGAAATAATTTCACTGATGGTCATCACTATTTTAATTATTTAGATATCGACTACAAGCCAAAAGCTGGAGACATAATGATGTTTCCATCCAATTACGTCGCAGCCCATGAAGTTAAACCAGTTGGAAAGGGGCATAGGGTTAGCTATCTTGGCTGGTATAGTCAGGGAACTCCTAATCCAAGTGTTTATGAGGCTGTGTGCGATCCATTAAAAGAGCCAGAGCTAGGTAAGATTAGTACAAACGTTTACCTTCCAACGCTCAGAGAAGATTATAGATCCTATTTAATTTCTAAGGGATATGATGAATCTTCAGATCAGTTTAAGGTTACCAATTTAAATACGTGAGGTAAAGAAATGAAATCAAAACATTTGGGTATGGGCGTGGTTCTCTGTGAGAATGTAATAGATATAGATAATGATCTTGTAAACGAATACACAGCCTGGCTTAAAAAAAACGAAGAAGACTCTTTTACTTATTACGAAGAAGATGGCGTAAGATATGCGAGAAATAAAACAGGTTTTAAGTTTAAATTAGATGATGTCAGTCTTGCGCCCCAAAGATTTCTTGATCTTGAAGGTAAAGAGGTTGATAGAGATCCTAAGCCAGAGTGGTTAGACTTTGTTCAGCAGTGCGAAGACGCTATATATACTGCTCTAGTTGAATACTGTAAGTATTTTCCAGACGCAGCTACAACTGCTTGGTGGAGACCTAGAGGTCACATAGCTGGATATGAAAACGGCCAAAATATTGGGGCACACTGTGATGATCAAATTCCTTGGGAGTGGAATAGTAGACCACAAAGCCAAGTATCAATGCATAACAGCACTAGTACAAACCTGTATTTAAACACCTGCGGGAAAGATTATGAGGGTGGGGAAATCAACTTTCCTTCAATACCCTACTCATATGAGCCTAAGGCGGGCGATGTGATTATGTATCCGTCTAATTACATAGGTAGACATCAAGTGTTTCCTGTTACTTCTGGTAATAGATATGCGTTTTTAACAATGGCGTGCTATGGAGTTGATTTTAGCAATGAACAAGAAATTATCGGCATGGAGAATCCCTACAAAATATGGATGCCCAATCTCATAAGAGACTCTATGGAAGGTGGTGTTAATGAAAGTTTATGATACACTGTCGCAGGATGACATTGCGTCTAATATAGAAATATACAAAGATGATCTCCTAAATGAAAAAGTGCTATTTTTCAACACCGTAGAGTTGAGTCACGAAGAAATAGCAGATTTTTTGCCTCTACTAGATCAACAATGCACAGATCGTAGGGTGGAGTATTTGAATAATCAGCAGCATGAGGGGTTATTGAGAGCACCTTCTTCCATAACTGTAGATGAACAAGAAGATTTTGTTTTTAGGAACTGGCACTGTGACAATTCCTTAGCCGAGAATCCTCATTGTCAAATTCCAGTAATTATCTCTATGAGAATGGACACTTTAAAGTGCGATAGGGATTTGAGTAAAACCCTTTTTGTAGATACAAAAAAGATGCTAGATAATGCTCCAAGAGATTTAGTGGACTGGATGAAAGGAACATATTTTATAGATTTAATGGGTTATGAAAATGAAGGTAAAATACCGTATGTTTCCAATGATGATTTAGTTAAGCCACTTAGAGCTTTCCCATCAATTATGACACATGAGGTAACTGGTTTTAATCATTTCGTTTTAATGAGTCAGAAATATTCTTTTTTTCCTGAAAATAAAACTATGGAAGATAAATATAGGCTTTATGTTAAAGATTATTTGAGTGATTATAATAACATGGACATCATCACATGGAATGAGGGATCTCTAGTTGTTTGGGACAACAGAAGTGTTATACATTCTTTTCAAGCAGGGTGGCAGGATGATGAAAGAATCTTTACAAGATATCAGTTTGGCTTTACGTTACCCTTCTATAGGCCAGAGGAGAGCATGTGAAAAATTATTTAGGTTTAGATATACCAGAGTACAGAGTTACTTTAGATGATGCTCTTAGCAGCATAGACTTCTATGCAGAAGAGTTTACGAAAAATGGAATCTTAATATTTAAAGAAATGAATCTAACAGAAGATGATCAACTACTACTTCTAAGCACTCTGGGTGATATTTTAGGATGGTTTCCTAATAGTCAAAACAAATTTCATGGTAAGTATATAGAGGATCATACTGAGTTATTGAATAAATATAAATCATCAGGCCAGCCTAATACTCCTGATGAAATTATTTTAGCATACCATTTAGAGTGCACAAACTACGAGGTTCCACAGGTTGCTTCGGCGTGGAATATGACAAAGTTTGATTGCGATAGTTATTCTGGAAAAACTTCTTTTATAGATTCTAGAATTGTGTTTAATAAATTAACCAATAAAGAAATATCATTCCTATATAATTGTTTAATTGCTCATATCCATAGTGGCGTGATAGAAGAAGGTAAATTTATACATCCGCATGAAGCAATTTCTAAGCACCCCCTTTATGACTATGACTGTCTTCGCATCGACGCAAAAGGTCCTAAGTATCAAAAGCTTCATAAGTTTAAGGGTAAAGACCCAGGTACTATAAATAATATAAGATATAAAAGACTTGTATATAAAATACACGATACCATTAAGGAGTTGTCTAATTCGGAATGCTACTGGCATAGCTGGTCTAAGGGGGATGTAGTTATTCCTGATCTAAATGTAATGTATCATGCAGTTAGAGGTGGCTTTACTTATGGTCAAAGAGAATTCGTTGGGTTTTGGGCTTTTCCTGAGGGCGAGAAGTCTATGCAGCAATTTGAAAACGACATGCATATATTGTGCAATTAATTGAGGAGTATCCATGATAGTTATAGATAACTTTATCAGAGATCAAGAGCTGATTTCTGATATAAAAAACGATGATAATTTTTTCCCTAAAGATATGGGCAGCATAGAAAACATTGGAGAGGTCAATAACTATTTTCACGTAGAAGATGCAGATTGCTACGCACCATATATGTTTTGGGATGGTTGGTGGAAAAGTCCTGCAGATACTCTTAAGAAAAGAGTTGTTCAAGAAATATGGTCAAAGGATAACTTTCTTCCTTTTCCACTAGAAGAAGTATGTGGTTTTGAGTATTGGACTAGAACGTTTAAAGAAGGGCAATATCTCAGATTGCATGTAGACGAGGACACTTTTGCATATCAAAAAGATAAAACGTTTAACGCCCCTGCATATGGTTGTGTTTGGTATGGCTTTTCTCAGTCCGATAATCCGGGTTTCTTAGAGCTGCACGAAGGTGTGATTTCAGGTTACCCAGAAAATGCCCTTGAGTCAGAAAATATTGATCCATTAATATCTCCTCCAGAAAGAAGAGAGAGAATAGCTCATAGGCCAAACAGGCTTATATGCTTCAATGCTGGTAGGCGCTTACATGAAGCTACACCAACAATGAGTGGCGTTAGGCAGGTTATGGTTGTGAACGTATGGCACAAAAATAGTCCTCCAAGCGCCCTTATTTCTGGTGGATTTTATTATGAGTAAATATAGTTGAAGGATATGAGAAGATATGGAAAGATATTTTAGTTCAAATTTCTTAGTTAAAGAACAAGAGTGTAGCATAGGCGGCCTATGGGGTGGCTTATATCAGGCAAAATGCTTAGAGGCTTTAAGTTCGATAACAAGCTCTAAGGTGGTAACTCTTAATACGCAGATTGCAGATTCCTTAAAAAGTGGAAGTGAAGTCCAAGTAAATGTTGAGCAGATATATTCTGGTGGCGTAGAGCAATACCTTATAACATTCACAAGTGAATCTAAAGTAGTATCGACTACACAGGCCATATGTGGTTACAGTTTGTCTGATTACGATAAGCAGTTTAGCAAGATGCCCGCCATGGAAGCGGTCGATGAGTGCAATGAGATGTTTTTCTTTGAATTGACACCAGAAACCGATATATTAAGAAGCTTTAAGACAAAATGGCCATCAAAAAAACCTGATGGAGTAAAGGATAAATTATTCTGGGTAAAGTATTTGAATCAAGAAATTCCGCTTAGTCAACAATACTCTATTATATCAGATGTATCTTGTGCACTTCTCGGCATGCCGTTTAAGATGGGTGATTTGTCTTATTTGCTAAGTGTATCTAGTCATTATAATAGGGAGGTAGAAAGTGAGTGGTATTTAGCTTCAGTAGAATATATTTCTGCCAATGAAAATTTTCTTAATATGAGAACAAAACTTTATTCAAGTTGTGGAACTCTTGTCTGTACCTCTACTTCAACCTCTGTAATTACGACCAGTAGGCGCTTTGAGGATTCCGCTTCCTAAGTGCACCCGGTATGCCCAAGGCTAGTTTGGTAGTGTATGCGTAACTCTGTAAAAAAAAGAAAACTAAAAAAGATAAATATTCAAAATTTGAATATAAAAAACTTTTCTGAAGCTGTTAATAATTTAGATAAAGAAACTTTACCTGAATTTACCTGGGATAAAAAATATCTATGTGAGGGCAAGGTTCCATTTTTTGCAGATGGTTTTCCCTGGCATAAGCCGGTGGACGATTTGTTCTACAGGGTTAATAATATTGGTATCCCCGGGGAAGATTTTATATCCGATGCAAAAGGATTGGCATTGGGTTGTTCGGTAACAGCGGGATGTGGACTTTGGCATAAATGGACTTGGCCCTACATTCTTTCTCAGGAACTTGGTTATCACATTAACTCTCTTGGTTCACCAGGGCGAAGTCTTTCTGATATAACGCAGAAAATATTTCAATACATAAAGAAATACGGTAAGCCAAAAAATTTATTTATTCTTACCCCAGATATACTTAGGTTAAGAGCTGTTGAATTAAAGGACTCAAGCAACGAAAACCACTACAACGCCAATACCTATTCTTGGTACACTGATCTGAATAGCTATTCAAAACACTTTAAAGATCATCCACATGTGTATAATACAATTCTGGGAAATAAAGTTATATATCCAGTTGAGTTTGGTATGACGCAATTCATTACAGAAATATCACGACTTGAACAAATTTGCAATTACATGGATATAAACCTTAGGGTTTCATCTTGGGACGGACTTGCAGGTCACACAATAAGATCAACTATTTCCTCTGATATTATTTGTGATGATTTAGTTCTTAATGAAATAGATATTTTTGAGAAATTTAATTTAAAAGGATTTTCAAGTTTGATTCACACAATAAATTTATATACCGCAGAGATAGATAATTGTGGATGCCATTCTGATCACCCAATTAGACATAACAAGTACTGGAGAACGGCTGCAGACAATTCTCATCCCGGAATACACGCTCACATACACTACGCCGAAAGATTTTTAGGCAGGCCTGTCTCTAGCCAAGTGCTAGACAATATTAACCAACCACTTCCAGATGTAAGTGTAATCTCAGAGCCCTCAAAGAAAGAGTAAGATATGAATTTATATATTTTTCGTTTAATTACTGTATTGAAAATTAAAAAAGTATTTAGGAAAATATTATTTTTAATAACTAAAAAAGAAAAATATAAAGAGCCAAAAAGATTTATATATTAAGGTTACTTTTATGATATTAGGAATCAATGATTGCAGTCACGACGCAGCGGTTAGCTTGGTGGATAATGATAAGATATTATTCGCTGGCCATTCGGAAAGATATTCTAGGATTAAAAATGATTGGTATATAAACGATGACATTATAAATGACGCCACATCTTATGGATCTCCAGTAAATATAGCATACTACGAAAATAGAATTTCTAAAAGATTTAGAAAATTTATACACGGTGGTCTAAATGGTGATTATAAAAAACTTTACAAAAAAAATATTAAATCACTAAAAAAAATAAAAGAATACCAATCAGACCACCACCTATCTCACGCTTGTGCAGGCTATTACACAAGTAAATTTAGGGAAGCAACAGTGGTTGTGGTCGATGCTATAGGTGAATTTGAGACTGCAACCATATGGCATGCGACGGGGTCCTCTCTTCATAAGAAGTATTCATTAATATATCCAGTAAGTTTTGGATTGTTTTACAGTGCATACACTGAGCTACTTGACTTGATTCCTGGTACTGAAGAGTACATTTTAATGGGCATGGCTGGTTTCGGTAATCCAAAAAAATATTTTTCTTATATAAATGACTCTTTTCCGTCCTTCGATCATCAAGTACAAAATTTTCATACAGGAGTAAATAACTTTCCTTTTATTATAAAATCAGAACAAGATAAATTCGACATAGCTGCTGCAGTTCAGAAGGTGTTTGAAAACAGGTTGATGGAATTTATGTCTTTTGCCAGAAACCTAACAGGTTGTAAAAACTTGGTTTATATGGGTGGCTGTGCCCTAAACTGTTCGGCAAATACTAGGTTGATTAAGCACTGGGATGACATTTGGATTATGCCGAGCCCAGGAGACGCTGGATCCAGCCTTGGGGCAGCTCTTTTATACAATCAAAAACATGTCTTGT